AACTATAACACAGCCTTACTAGTTCTGTCAAGTTATTTATTATAATAAAAATAAAGACAAAAAAAGTGGGAACCTAGGTTCCCACTTTTATTTTTTGGTATTTAAATTCGTTATAAACGCAAGGTTTATAGGAACTTAAGGTTAGCAGTGTTAATACCCACAAGTCCAACATAATCCGCAGCATTACCAAGGCTGGAAGCGGTATTAGTTAACTCAATATACCCATATCGAGTCATAAATGAAACGACTGGCTCAAAAGTTTGTGGGTCAATGATTACGCCGGAAGATGTAAGTGGAACATACGGGCAGTAATATGCCGCAGCGTCAATTTCACCTGGTCCTTTATAACCAATAAGTACAGGAGTTCCATCGCCAGCGTACTGGTCAACATATACTCTCATACTGTTGTTTAGTGTTCCAACGAACTTGGTGTTTGTTGGAGCTTCGAACGTTCCTTCAGTTGTGCGCGCAAACGCGGAAGTTGTTGCACTCTGAAGAATGGTCAAAGATGTCGGGGATAGTACACACCAGTTACCAGCACCACGTCGTGTTCTGGAAGCAATCAAGTTGCTCTGGCGGTTGATCAGTACTGCAAGAGCAGCATGCTCATCACCAACATATGTAGCTGTACCACTAACATTGCCCTGATCAAAAACTGCGGTAGGAGCACCTGGAAGAGCACGAAGGGAAACCAAGATTTCCTGATCGATTTCTGCGGTGATTTCCTGAGCCAATGCAGCCATGATTTCGGCCTCAATGTCAATACCCTGCTGTGCCTGCGCATCCTGAGCGGATTCAAAAGTCCAGCGAGCGCTAAGTCTACGTGTCTTAGCTTCAACTGTTTCTTTCAATACCTGAATGTTCAAGCGGTTGCCTGGTACACCTTCAAGTACGGCTGTATTAGCAGCGCGTGGGTCGTTTCCGTCGCCGTTACCGGCATAGAAACGAGCTATTTCAAATGGACCCAATGCTTCAGTACCAGAAGTTACAGGCGCACCTGCTCCGGTTCCGAATGTGTCAGCATAACGCACACGCAAAGTGTGAATCTGGCCAACTGGACCTGTCAATGGCTGAACGCCAATGATTTCGTTTGCGATAACAGTAGGCATAACACGACGAATAACTGGTAGAATAACCTTATTAAGGGTTGCTACGTTACCGGCTGCTGTTGCACCTGCTGTTGCGGATTCCATCAACTGAAGCTCTTTGCGAGTGTTGTTAAGAACTGTTTCCATAACCTGTCTTTTAGTTCCTTCCAAGCCCTCACAAAGTGCTGTTCTTGTGGTATCCCAATTTGATTCAAAAAGTTTAGTCATCTTTGTAATCTCCTTTAAGATTTCTTTAAATGCCCGCGAGACGCTTCATCTCAATGATTTCAGCATTTATGCTGGCATCTTCGGAATCAACACTCTCAGTAAGCTTGTTTACTTTGTTTCCAGATATTTCTGTCTTGCTTTCGGTCAAAGGTGCTGCCTTTGCGGTCTGGCGATTCAACACGGTAGAACTGGCACCGTTTGTAACAGCAGGTATGTACTTCTTGAACTGTGTACGAAGATTCTCCGTTTTTACACCCTCAAGTAATTCAGCCATCACTTCTCTCTTACTTCCAGAAAGTTTGGAAAGCAATTCGTTAGTAATAACGACTCTATTTGCCTTACCTTCTGCAAGCTTCTGTTTCTTTTCAGAAGTTTTAGCAAGTTTGGTTGCGGCTTCAAATAGTTCTGTAGCCTTGTCAAACTTAGCATCACTTTCAGCAATCTGTGCCTTAAGTGCTCTAACTTCAGTGTTCTCATTGAAGAACGTTGTCTTATATTCAGCAGCAAATGCCTCGAACATTTCCATACCAAACTTCTTCTGGCGTGATGCAACAATATCATCTCTAAACTGTGACATTTCATTGTTGAGCATTTCAGAAACTTTGCTTTCAATAAGTTTTGCGCTACGCTTGACAATCTGCTGGCGGACTTCAGAAATCTTCTTTCTGCCTTCAGTTACCAATCTAACACGCTGTTCACGAAGTGCAACCTTGTCGTTGTAAAAATCTTTCATTTCATCAGAAAGTTGCGTTACAACGAATTGGTTCACGACATTAACATGTTCGGTAAGCTTCTTCTCATAAGAAGCCTTGCTTTCACGCAACTCCTTAGCCAAAGCTCTCTTACCTTCTTTGATTTCACGGCGGTCTTGTTCAAATTCGCCGATTTCTTCTTTAAGCTGTTTAAGCACAAAAGTTTCAAGGACTTTCATGTGTTCAGCCAACTTTTCTTTAGCGTCAACTCTTGCTTTACGAATTTCTTCGGCTAGCCTGACTTGCTGCTCTGTGAGTTTTTTACTGTCTGTGACAAACTCGGTAATTTCTGCGGTAATTCCATCTTCTACCATACGTTCTACGGCTTCCAATAGCACACCTTTATCATGTTCATACCGAGAAGTAAATTCCTCACGAAGTTGAGTCTCAATCTCTTCACGAGCTTCCTTCAACTGATTATTCCAAGCTTCAGCAATCTGCTCTTTGGCTTCCTCAGTTAATAGGTCATTCTCAAGAAGAGGTTTTAAAGCATCTGTCATGATTCTTTCTCCTTTATACCCTTAAATTACCAAACCAATCCATAACACCTTTTGTAAGGTATTTCTGGGCAGCACGGTCATGATTAACCGCCTCTGCTAGGTCTGCTAGGTCGTTTCCCCTTCTTTTCCACCCCAAAGCTTCGTATACAGCAGCGTATTGCTTGTTTTCGTATACAGCCTCTGGATAAGCGCCCGGAGCGGACGGTTTAGCGACAATGTCAATGGTTACGATTTCAAAATCTGAAACATAACCATTATCATCGACGTTGCCTGAACCACGAGAGGAAACGCCAAGTTTCACACCATTTTCAATAAGACATTTAACGATATTCCCACAAGGGGTTGGTAAGATTTTCAACTTACCAATACCATCAGCACTGTCCATTTTCATTTCGGTGATCATATGGCTTACTCTGTCCAGACCCACGGTTAATTCTTCAGGATGATCACATTCACCAATAACACTTTCACCCATTTTTAATTGTTCCATAATGGAACCAACGGCTGTAGATATTTCTGACATAGGATAAACCCTGCCATTTTGGTTTCTAACATCACCTTGGATAAAGCAACCGGTTAAGTACAAGCTTTTATTACCATCAGTTCCTTCGACAGCTTCTGCAATCCACTGGGCCTGCTTACCTGACAATTGTTCTGTAAGTATATTCATATTAACTTGTTATTCCTCACTTTTCGTTTCTACTACCAGCAGAACCAATGATTGACTTGGTGTTATTTTCTTCACCGGCAAATTTAACACCGCCCTGTTCGCCACCCTGTTTAGGTGTCTTACCAAGATAACTCTGACCGGTTACTTCACCACGTCCTGGCGTTCCTTCTGCCTTGTCGTGATTATTTTCGTTAGAATGTGGTGTTTTTGTTTGCGTTCCCGTTAATTCTGTACTAGATGGAGCATCTTCTAAATCATAATCACCATGTTCATCTTGTTTTGAAACAAGGTCTTTTGAACTGGCATTTATATCAGACATATCTTTACTGGCCACTGGTGATACAGTTTGAGTCTCCTCGCCAGCAAATTTAACTCCACCTTGCTCATTACCCATTGATACGGAAACTGATTTCAATCCTTCTTCAAGATCAAGAAAGTCTTCTTCAGTAAGGTCATAGTCGAAGTTCTCTGGGAGTTTAGCGTCGGAATTATGCTTGATGCTATCAGAACTACCTGATTTTCCTTCTGCGTTTACGCCCGCACCGCCATGTGCACCCTGTGCTCCATCACTGTGTGATACAGCTTCTTCAACTGTTTCTTCTTCGTTTTCTTCTCCTTCCGCGAATGGATTGCGCGAAGTCGCAAAACGGTCTTCAGCCATTTCATCATCGCCCATATCATCGCCCATATCATCGCCCATATCATCGCCCATATCATCGCCCATGCCACCATCTTTAAGAGCGTTGAATTTATCGGTTAGGTCTGCCATAGTATCATCCAAGGAAACTTCAACAGTTTCTTCGGCCATGTCATCACCTTCATAATCATCGCCGCCTTCAGCGTCCATGTCCATATCCATGTCCATTTCAGTGTCATCATCTGCTGGCATTTCACTGAGATCGCCAGAACCAAAGTATTCATTCATACCTTCTTCAACTTTCTCATCATCGGACTCTTCCATACAGTCGTCTTTCTTCTTACCTTTCTT